TCCGTGATCAAGAGCCCGAGCTCTCGTCGTCGGAGTCTGAATCCTCGGAGCCCTCCACCCCGCCGATCGGTGGCTTCTCAGGGACCGCGTCCGCGAACAATTCCTCGGTAAGATCGCCTCGGAACCTTTTCAAGTTTGACTTTGCCATTTCAATCAATCTCCTCTAGAAAAATCTGGCGACGAAAGAAGCCGGGATCGTCGGGGATCGGCTCATCCACAACTCGCTTGACTTTGAATTTCTGCCCTCTGGCGAGCAGGACTTCTTTCTCCGCCTTGGTCGCTGAAATTGAGGCGATGTCGAGTCCGCGTTTGATCTCGAGATTAAGGACCACCGGAAAATTGCTGGTCGTTCCAAGGTTCTCCGCAACAGCCTTTGACCGCGACGTGCTCGTCCAGGCCTTGATGGAAACCTCTTTACCCTCTTGCCACTGGTCCAGGAGGGCTTTCTTCTGGATACCAAGACCGCGGTAAACCGTTTGCGTTTTTTGAACCGGAGCCCGGGAAGCCGCCGCATGCATGGCCTTGTTGATCTCCTCGAACCGGGCCGTCCCGCTCTGTCCAAGCCAAGGAGCCTTTCCGGATTTCGAAATCGAAGCGTTCGCCCCTGAATCGATCCAACGAACTTGCTCGTAATCCCTTGCGGTAAAGCTCTCGAACGCCGACCGCTCTTGTTTGGTTAGCGACTCTTTCCAGGCCTTCTTGGTCTTGAGCCGAACGTTTGAGTCGTCGAAAGAAGTCGACAGTTTTTCCGTCTTTGCCTTGGGGACTGCTTTCTTCTTCTTCGGAGCAGCCTTCTTCCGGACCGTCGTCTTCGCGACCGCCTTCTTCGTGACGAGCTTAGCGATCGGCGTCTCCGGCTTGAAGCGGACCCCGGCGTTAAAGTTCCACCCCGGGTCTGCCCCGATCCGAACCTCTTTCGTTCCGCTCACCCGGACCGTCTCGTTGTTCGCCATCGGGTTGACGGTCTTGTGCGGCTCGAACAACTCGATCGTCGTGCAACGGCAGTTGTATCCGTTGGGGGGCCAGATCTCTGCCCAGAGAGGATGGTCCTTCGGCAGCGTCGTTCCGTCCAGGGCCGCATGCGTGGGGCGACTGCGGTCGTCGTCCGGATTGACATAGATGTATCCCCACAGGATTTCCTGAATAACTGGATCTTGATTCTGCTGCCACCGGCCCGCGTCGTAAGCCATCTTCGTTTGCGTGCGGGCCAGCGTCTCGATGGTGTTTGACTTAACCCCGTAACCCGCTCGGTCCAACGCCGCAGCGAGTTGCTTCTTAGCCTCGCCCACGTGCAGGCCCTTCTGTTGGATGCGGGCCATCTCAGTGAGCACCCGCTCCGTCGACTGGTCGGCCAGGATCTGGCTTGAATTAATCGCTTGCAGCTTGTACTTTCCGGCCAGCTCCTGGAGCTCGCTCGGCGTCAAGGTCGTGATCCTTTTCGCGAACTTCACACTCTCGCGGAAGAGGGCCGACGCGAACTGGATCTGCTTCTTGATCTTGTGCCGCGGCGTGTCCTTCTCTGCCCGGTGGTGCCCGATCAAGTGGCCGACGAACATTGCGTCTGCCGTCGCCGGAATGATCCGCCGCGTCTCGGCTCGGAAGGCGTCACGGATGTCGCCACCCCGCAGGATCTTCGCTCGGATTCTGGCAGAAGACCGAACGCTCAGCGTCCGGACTCTCGTCAGGATACCCGACTGCTCCCGCAGCATGGCTTTCACCCGTTCGATCTGGCTCTTAAGTACTGGCATTTGCCTCCGCTAAAGCAAGGGCTGCGGGGTCGTTCGGGTCGACCTCGTCCGGTTCGTCGTCAATTACTTTTTCCGCCGCGAGCTGGTCGGCCTCGACATCCTTCGGGTCGCGAACCGGCAGGTCCAACGCTTCCCGCAACTGCACCAGGTCCAGGTTGTCCAGTTCGTCCAGAATCGCACTCGGATTCGAGAGCAGCTTGTCGTACACGCTGCGGAACAATTCCAGCTTGGAGTCCACCAAGGGCACCGGTGCGATCCAGACAGAGCCGACAGTTTTCGGCCCGTAGTTCACCGCCATCAGCAGGTCGACCAGCTGCTCGTTGTAAGCTTGGACGATGAGCCGGTGCGTCAGCTCCAGCGTGGTCAGCCCCATGTCCGCGTGCTTTCCGGCCTCAGCCTTGGTTCCGAAGTTGCCTTCCTGGAAGGCTCGCTCCGGCCACATCATCGCCCGGGCCATCAACGCATCGAGGTAAGTGAGTCGCGGAACGAACGTCGCTTGCCGCGAGGATTTGTCCGCGATGAGATCGATCTGCCAACCGAGGAGGTTCTTGACTTCGGCTCCCAGGTCCTTGAAATAGTCCACCGTCAGTTGCGGGATCACGAGGCTGCCCAAGGATTCCAGGGCCGAGAGCATCGTCTTCGCGATGACGTAGTTGTCGGTTTCGACTCCGCTGACCAGGGTGTTGCCTGGCGGATACCGAATGACGAAGAGGGCCCCGGCGATCTTCTTGTCGTAACGTTGGGCCCCGTCGTTCGAGAGCTTCCACATGTCGTAAATCTTGGTGGCGTTCTCCAGGCGACTGATTCCGTAGTAATTGATCCCTTCCACCCCGACCGCAACATGGAAGGCGTTCGGACGAAGTAGTGGCTTGATCATGTTCGGCTGCTTGTATCCGGCGAGGTTGCCTTGCTGGTCGAGCATGATCGTCGTGATGTCGTGGAGCAAAGGCTTCGCCTTGCTCAGCCCGACCTGGTCTTCGTCGGTGATTCCGAGCACGAGCTCGTGCGGAGCCCAACCGAAATCCAAGAGCCCACGAAGCGTCGTGTCGACGAACGTATCGCGGTGCTTCTCGTATTGCTCCTCAATGAATTCCGCTGCCCCAGCCGGAGCCTTGTCCGCCTCAATGGATTCTGACGCCGCAAGGATCGGAGCGAGGCTCAGCTCTCTGGCGATAGCAATCGTCGGGTAAGCCCGGGCCGCTCGCAGCTCGGCATACGTTGACGTCTTCGCAGTCGCCAGCTCTTGGAAGTGGACTCCTCCGGACATACCAACCGGGAAGGAAAGAGCCGCCGATTGGATTTTAGTTTTTTCTGCCATTACGCCGCTGCTCCTATGTAGATCTGCCCGCCCGCCTCAGTGCTCAACCGAGCATCGACCGGCGTGAACTGGAAGACCGGATAGCCAAAGGCGTCTGTCATGTGCCCTTGCTCCCCAGAGTCGCCCACCACTCGCGTTCCCGGCTTGAAGAACCGCGTCCGCAAGTCCGTGAATAGATTCGGGCAGTTTACCTTGTCAACGAAACAACGCCGCTGCCCCGCGGCATTCTCGAACATCGCGTTGCATACCGCGAATCGATCCTCGATCGCGGGAGCACTCTCTGGGAATTCAACCTTCCGCCCGAGCTTCTTGAATCCCGGGTGATCCCAGATCAGCATGTAATCCGAATCGGTTGCACTCGTGTGGCGGGCCTTCGCGGAAGCATCGCCGCAGAACATGAACCCACCCTTGTGATTCTTATACTTATTAAACAGGATCTTCAACACCTCCGGCGTGTTGGTGTCCTTGCGGAAGATCTCGTCAAACCATTCCCACCGCTCCTCGCCGTCCTTGTCCCGGTAAAGATGTCCGAGCACCCAAGCCATCGGGTCGACGTTGAAGTCCATCCCGACGACGATGACGCGGTTCGGGTCGTAGTTGCAGCGTTTGCAATTCTGCTCCTCGTCGAAGGCATAGAAGATTCCGCCACCGGACTTCTGCCACTGGGCTCGGAACTGCTCGTTGTAGTCCCGGATGTCCATGATCCGCTTGGCTTGGGCCAGCGTCTTGGCGTCGACGATCTGGTCCGAGGGCCATGTGAACGAGATCGAGTCTTCATCGTCGCCGCTCCGGTTGAGCTCGCAGAATTCTCGGAACTCGCCCGCCGAGGGGCCTTGCCGCTTGGGCACTCCGATCCGCCAGCAGAATCCTCGGTGGATCGAGAGAGCGGGCAGGATACTCTTGTGGAAAGCACCCGGCTTCATGTCGCTCGACTCGTCGGTGATCCCGCCGCAATACTGCGAGCCCTCGATCCGCTCCGGCTTGTCCATCCCGATGATGTGCAGCTCGGAACCGAACTTCGTCCGCAGGACCATGTCCGAGCGGTTGATGCCGTCGCTGCCCGGGAGCAACCAGCTCTTCGGGATCAGGTCGATAAACGGTTGCCACGCGATTCGCTTGGCTTGGGCCCACGTCGGAGCGGAATAGAAATACATCGGACGCCGACACCCGGGCACCCGCTCGGCCAGCGTCTCCACCATCCGTCGGCGGCACAGCTCGGTCTTGCCTGAGGATCTCCCACAGTCCAAACCGATGAAGCGTCGCTTGCAGCGAATGAACCTCGCCTGCTTGCGATGGTACCTCAGAGGATACCAGGCGTCCGTCAAGATGGGGTTGGCTGCTACCATTTTAGGAATTTGCCATCGCGTCCAAGACCACGAATTCTCCTTCGTCCGTTGTCCATTCTCCGTCCGGCGTCTCAATGTATCCCTGGATTCTCCAGAGACCAGCCGCGTTCAACGTTCCGGCGAGCGTCGTGAACTCGATCTTGCCGTCGGACCCGTCCGTCGTGAAGCCCGCAATGTGAATGGTTTCGGTGACATTGTCCGGATTGCCCAGCAGGATCTTCATGACGTCCGCGTCGGAAATATCCAGGGCCACGTCGTTCTTCGTAACCGTGACGATGATCACGGTGCCGGTGTCGCCTTTGTGGATTCCTCTGTCTTGTGTCATCGGGTTAACGTGACCTCCAAAGTTTTTGACAACTCAAGCGAGGGGGTAATCTCCCTCGTCAATTCCAAGTCCACCTCCAGCGTTGCGGGGATGTCCAGCGTGATGTCGGGAGCCTTGTCCAGCTCAAGGTCGAATTCCAGAGTCTTGCAAAGCTCAGCCATCACGTCCTCTTCCTGGTGAACATTAAGCTCGAACACCTGCATCTCGCCGCCCGTTTCGGAGATCGGGACGCGGATCCAATGATCTTCGTGCCATTGCCATTTGAACCAATGTTCTTCGTGCCAGTGAGCATTCGACATCTCAATTCACCACCACAGTCCGGAGCCCCGGTCCTGTGTAGTCAATCTCCACAATTGGGGTCGCGTCGTCCTGGAGCAAGAAGTTGATCCCGTCCGGCCCGTCGGCCACCGTGTCCCCGTAAAGAACCGCCTGCATCGCTTTCAGATACTTCTCATACGTGATAGTTCCGTCCACCACCTTGGCGAACATGGCGGTCACGACAGCCGCGGCGTCGTGCGTGCTTAGGCCCGCGTGCCCCGCGTCCATCTCCGCCTTGGTCGGACCGTCATAAGCCGCAAGGGCATTGTTGATGTCGTCGATATCCAGCATCAAGCCGGTCGGCAGCTTGCCGTCAATTGCGTTTGTGTCGACCAGGATCGCAACCAGCAAGGCGGGAATGCCTGAAGGATCCAGGGTACTCAACCGCAGCTCGGTGCAGACGGAAGCGAGGGCCGCATCGTCCGTTCCCCGCATGTCCACGTTCGTGTCGATCGTTCCCCCAGTCACCTCTCGCGAGGCGACGCTCCAGACGTCAGAGGCGTCATGTGTGCTCAAACCCGCCCCAGTGAAGGTCGCGGTCGTTAGAAGCCCGGAGACGTCAGCTTTGCTGGCCTCTCGTGACGCTGAGTCGGTCTCCACCGGCCCGCTCAGCGATCTCGTGACCGACGTCCAGACGTCCGCCGCGGTGTGGGTGCTGGCCGAGTCGGTCCCCCGCATGTCCGTGTTCGTCGTCGTTGTGTCCACCAGCGTAACCCTCGCGACCGTATCCGCCGCTGGGTCGAAGTAATCCGCCGACGGAATGGTCCTCGCGATGAGCTCCGCGTTGGTCGGGATATTGTCGACCGAGACCTGACTGGCACAAGTTGCCGTCGGCCCCTGATCCAGTCCTTCGCTCGTGAATTGAACCGCGGGCCCAGCCCCGTCCACTTCCGTGAGGGACTGCCATTCGACGACGAAAGCTGCAAGCCCGGCGTCCGCGATAGCGAGGTCAGCAGCTGCATTACTTTCAGCAGAGGATAGATTGTTAAGATCATCCAGCGTGTTAAGCGTACCCGCGATCGAATACCCAGTCTTATCCAGATTGGCATTGACGGAAACCCCTTCTGTTAAGCTCCGCGTAACAACGGACCAGACGTCGGCAGCCGCGTGCGTCGACAATGGAGTGATCCCTGCTTCAAATTCGGCGTTAGTC